TACAACAAGGGCGTTAGATCCTTCTGGCTGAACGCCTTCGCCAGCCCGTGGATGCCGTGGTCGGTTATAGCTCAGCGTTTTCTCGAAGCGAGGAACGACCCGGAGCGGCTTCAGGTGGTATATAACACACTGCTGGGCGAGCTCTGGGAGGATCGCGGAGATCTGGAGGACGAGGACGGCATCATGGCACGCCGCGAGGAATACCCCGCGGAACTGCCGGACGGCGTCCTCGTTCTCACCTGCGGCGTCGACACTCAGGACAACCGTCTGGAGTACGAGGTCGTGGGCTACGGCCACTACGGCGAGAACTGGGGCATCAAGAAGGGCGTCATCATGGGGAAACCGGACACAGCAAAAGTCTGGGAGCGCCTCGACGACGTCATCGACCACGTCTACAAGTTCAAAGACGGCAGAGGCCTGAAGATCTCGCTCACCTTCGTCGACAGCGGCGGCCACTACACGCAGGAGGTGTATGCGGCCTGCCGAGAGAGGAAGGAAAAGCGAGTCTTTGCGATCAAGGGCAAGGGCGGCCCGGACGTTCCGTTTGTCGGTCTGCCGACGCGCGTCGCACTAAAGGACAACAAGAGGATCACGTGCTGGCTCTACACCATCGGAGTCGACGCGGGGAAGTCGAAGATCATGAGCGGGCTGAAGGTACAAGAACCCGGCCCGAACTACACGCACTTCCCTCGCGGTGACAACGGGTACGACAGCACGTTCTTCAGCGGGCTCCTCTCAGAGAAGCTCGTCCTGACCCGATCGCGCGGGCGCGACAGATGGGAGTGGCAGAAACTTCCCGGACACCAAAGAAACGAGGCCCTCGACTGCCGGAACTACGCAAACGCAGCGCTCAAAACGCTGGATCCTGACATGGATGCAGTGGAGCGCCGGCTGAGAGGGATCCCGGAACCAACAGGCGCGAACAGCGCAAAAAGACCAGCACAAAAGCGAACCGCAAAAAGCAGGCAGCTGACTGGCGGAGGCGATGACTGGTAGAAGGAGGTGGCGCATGAGCAGAGAAAAACTCACGGCTCAGCTCGAAGTAAAAAGGACACGGCTCACGGCCTACCTCAACCGTGAGGCCGAGATGCTGAACGGCGGCGTGCAGTCATACGGCGTCGGCAGCAGAAACCTCATGAGGTACAACACAGAACTCAGCACGATCAGGGCGACGATCAAACAGCTCGAAGATGAGATCGCAGAGCTGGAGAACGCTCTGGAAGGAAAAGGATCCCGCAGAGCCGTCGGCGTCGTCCCCCGTGACTGGTAAATAAGCGGAAAGGAGGAACAGCATGGATAGGTTCATTTACAACGGCGTCTATATGTACCCGACGACCGGAGTCAACACCGCAACAGCTGACGAGGACATCATCCCCGCCCTGCTGGAAGCGTGCGGCACAAGCGCGGACAACATCAAGGAGTTCGAGCTTCACACGTCCGCGGAGTGCGGGGTCGAGATCAACGGCGAGCACAAAGTCGGCACCAAACTGGTCGCCGGAAGCGTTGACGCCGTGCTGATCATCGACCGACCGCTTCGCAGGCCGGACGTGCCGGCGAACAATACCCGCAACGACGGCGGCTGGGGCATCACATCCCTGAAGCTCGACGCAGCCGTCGACTACTACATCGTGTTCTACTATTGAGAGAGGAGGAAGGCGCTCATGTTTTTTAACAACAAAAAAAGCCTTTTCTTCTCGTCGAAAAGTGGAAGCGCTGCCATCGTGATGATGCTCGTGGTGCTCATCGTCCTGAGCGAAACCACAACCCCGGCGTCATTCACGTCGAAGCAGTGCGGAACGAGTAAGTGCGGAGAGTAAGGAGGGCCCGACATGAGTGAGAAACCATTGGCACCGATCGGAGCCCGGCCGGAAAGACCGGCAAACAAAGGATACGGAGACGCAGGCGCGAGCTACACCAAGAAAGCGCTGAAGGGCTTCATCGTCAGCAGCGGATCACCGCGCGAGGACATCGACGCGAACAACTACACGCTGCGGCAGAGGGCCCGGATGCTCTACATGGCGGCACCCGTCGCGACCTCCGCTATCAAAGCGAACAGGACGAACATCGTCGGCGCCGGCTTGAAACTGAAAAGCCGCGTCGACAGAGTCACGCTGGGCCTGACTCCTGAACAGGCAGCCGACTGGCAACGAAAAACAGAGCGGGAGTTCAAGATCTGGGCGAACAATAAGAGGAACTGCGACGCGATCGGAGTGAATAACTTCTGGAAAGCGCAGGGCCTCGTCTTATCGTCTGGACTGCTCTCCGGCGACGTCATCGTCCTGCTGAAACACGTGCAGCCGACACCTCTGAACCCCTACGGGCTGCGCTTCCATATCATCGAGGCCGACAGAGTAGGAACGCCGCACGATCTGACGAGCGGCGCGAACCTCATCACGGTCAACATGACGGAAGGTACAGCGAAAAACGGCAACAAGATCTTCGACGGCGTCGAGATCGACAAAAACGGACTGATCACCGCCTACTACATCCGGAACACATACCCCTTCCAGCTGACCACTGAGAAAACGAAGTGGCAGCGCGTCGAGGCGTATGGCAAGGAGACCGGACTCCCTAACGTCCTACACGTCATGGAGACGGAACGCGCCGAACAGTACAGGGGCGTCACCTACCTCGCGCAGGTCATCGAGCCCCTGCTTCAGATGAGACGGTACACGGACAGCGAGCTGACAGCCGCGGTCGTCGAGAGCTTCTTCACCGCCTTCATCAAGACGGAAGCAAACCCGGACACCATGCCGTATAACGAAGTGGGAGGAGACGGGATCCCGGAGGCGAGCAGCGACCCCAACGACTACGAGATGGGCCCCGGCACGATCAACATCATGAAGCCGGGCGAGGACGTCACCTTCGGAGATCCTAAAAGACCCGCCGGCGGCTTCGATGGCTTCGTCACAGCAGTCTGCAAGCAGGTGGGCGCAGCTCTGGAGATCCCCGCGGATCTCCTGCTTAAATCGTTCGATGCCTCATACTCTGCGAGCCGTGCGGCTCTGCTGGAGGCGTGGAAAGCGTTCAAGATGAGGCGCGAGTGGTTCGTGGACGACTTCTGTCGTCCCGTCTACGAGGTGTGGCTCTCTGAAGCAATAGCCCGCGGCCGTATATCGGCGCCGGGCTTTTTCTCTGATCCAGCGATCAGGGAGGCGTGGCTCGGTTCAGAATGGACCGGACCGGCGCAGGGACAGCTCGATCCGGTCAAGGAGATCACCGCCGAGCAGCTGGCCTGCGAGAACGGCTTCAGCACGCGCGAGCAGTCGACGATCAGACTCAACGGCGGAAGCTACGAGGCGAACGTCGAGCAGCTCGCCGAGGAAAACGCTGCACTCGTCAAAGCAAACAGATCAGCCGCGGCTGCATCCATTACAACACCAAAAGGAGGAGATCCAGAAGATGAAGAAGATGAAAAGGATCCCACTGATTAACGGCCCGGCCGCGCCGGCTGCGACTGCTCCGAAGTTCTGGAACGTCATCAGCGCCGACGACGGCGACTCGGCCGAGATCACCATGTACGGCGACGTCTGCGCCCAGCAGCCTGTCGACTGGTGGACGGGAGAGCCTGAGCCCGGTCTGTTTATCACTCCGGAGGGCTTCCTCGACGATCTGTCTCAGGTGAAGAACAAGAGCGAGATCACCATCAGGCTGAACTCCTGCGGCGGCGACCTCTACACAGGCATCGCCATCCACAACGCGCTAAAAGGACTGAAGGGCCACAAGACGGTCATCGTCGAAGGCATCGCCGCGTCCGCCGCGTCTGTCATCGCCTGCGCCGGCGACGACGTCCAAGTCTATCCCGGCAGCATGATCATGATCCACGGCGTGAGCGGTCTGTTCTTCGACTACATGACCATCGCGGACCTGAAGCAGGCGATCAAAGGCTTCGACGCCGCCGAACAGGCGATCGCCGAGATCTACCACGCGAAAACCGGTACCGAAGCCGAAACACTCCGCGGCATGATGACCAAGGAGACGTGGATGATCGGCCAGCAGGCCGTCGACAAGGGCTTCGCGAACACTCTCCTCGGAGAGGACGGTCCGGCCATGAGTCTGAGCGCAGACAAAAAGGTGCTGCTCGTCGCAGGCGTCCGCCACGACGTCAGTGCCTTCCATTCTATCCCCGGATCCATTCCGGTGATCAAGGAGAAACCCGCAACAGTCAGCGGATCTCATAAAAGACCGGCAAACAAAGCCGGAACAATCAATGAAGGAGGAAACACCACCATGACTGAACAGGAAATCAGGGCGCAGTTCCCGGAGATCGTCGCCTCCATCGAGGCGGCGGCCGCCAATACTGCACGCACTGAGGCCGTGGCTGCCGAAAGAGCTCGCCTTCAGGAAATCGAAAGCATCGAAGCTCAGATCGGCGACAGCGACCTCATCAAAGAGGCCAAGTATGGCGAAGGCGCTTGCAACGCTGCGACGCTCGCACTCAAAGCGATGCAGAAGCAGGCAGCTCAGGGCGCCAGCTTCATCACTGGCCTGAACAATGACGCCAAGAAGTCCGGCACCGCCGGCGTGACTGGCGAACCCAACGGCGGAAACGCTGACGACGGCAACGACGACGAGGCGGAGTTCGCCGGCATCGTGAACGCCTACAAAAAGACCAGAGGAGGTAGAAAGTAATGCTTAACGAAACCATCGGCTCCGTCGCATACGACGAGCTCATCAACAGCGCAAACCCCGAAACCGACGTATTCCACGTCACCCTGAGGAAGCTCGGCACTGCCGGCACCATCAAGCGCGGCACCGTCCTCGCTCTCTCAACCGGTTCGGCAGGTGACGGCAAGTTCGTCATCCTCGGCACCTCTGCCGCCTCGAACGAGGTCCTCACCGCGAACTGCATCCTCGCCGACGACTATGACGTCGGCACCGCTGCGGACGTGACCGCCGTCGCCTATCGCCTCGGCCACTTCAACCGCAATAAACTCATCGTCAAATCTGGCTACACCTTCACCGCCGCCGACGAGGAAGATCTCCGCAAGGAAGGCATCATCCTCGACGACGCGAAGGCGTAAGCAAAAAGGAGGTACATCACAATGGCACTGGATATTTTCAGCACCCACACCCTGCTTAGAGCGGTGCAGGAGATCAGCCCGCTCCACACCTTCCTGCGCGATCGCTATTTCCCCACCAATGACGACTCCGACATCTTCGCGACCGACGACGTCCTCATTGAGTACAGAGACGGCGACAAGCGTCTCGCCCCCTTCGTGGCCCCCCGTAAAGGCGGCGTGACCATTCTCCGCAAGGGCTACACCATGGAGCGCTACACGCCCCCCTATATCGCACCGAAGCGCCCCCTGACTGTTGACGATCTCAAGAAAAAGGGCTTCGGCGAAGCTCTCTTCTCCAACCTGACCCCCGCGCAGCGTCAGGGTGCTCTCCTCATGAGAGACCTCGAAGAACTCGACACCATGATCGCTCGCCGTGAGGAAGCGATGGCTGCCGAGACACTTCTCACGAACGGCTGCGTCATGAAGCACATCGCCGACGACTCCGGCAAGTACGAGGAGAAGGAGATCCGCTTCTACACCGGCGGTTCCAACCCCGCGCAGTACACGCCCAGCACCCGCTGGGATCAGTCCGGCGCTGACATCATCGGCGACATCGCCGCAGTCGCGGAACTGCTCGCCGCCAAAGGACTCCCCGCTTCCGATCTGATCGTCGCTCCTGACGTAGGCTCCGCGATCCTCAACGACGCCACTGTCAAGGACCTGCTCGACAACAGGAACATCAACATCGGCGGCGTGGATCCTGCTCAGCTTCCTGACGGCTGCACCAAGATCGCCCGCCTGAACTGCAAGGGACATCTCATCGACGTCCTCCAGTACAGCGACCAGTACACCAACGACTCAAACCAGAGCGTAAACTACATCACCGCGAAGAAGGCGGTCCTCACTGCGCCGGGCTGCGGTCATACCGTGTACGGCGCCGTATCTCAGGTCGAGCAGTACGACGGACTGTTCCACACCTATGCAGCGAAGCGCGTGCCGAAGTACTACTCCGACGCGCAGGGAAACACCCGCGAGCTCTACCTCACCAGCTGCCCGCTCTGTCTCCCCAACAACAAGAACGCGTGGTACGTCATCAACGCGATCGCCTAAGCTGAGGAAGGAGGAACACCATGATCAAAATCGTTCAGGGCGTCTATGGCAAGAGAGAAGGCAACGTCATCACACCCGTCACGGAAGCGGACGGACCCTTCTGCCTTGACGCTGACAAAGAGAAGCGCCTCGTCGATCTCGGTGTGGCCGTCTACGTAAACGAGGACGAAGCCGCTCCGGAAGCGGCCGAGAAAGTGACGGAGGAAGCTCCTGAAGAAACCGCCGGCGACGACAGCGTCGAGGAGTCTCCGGAGTATTCCGAAAGCATGAAGCTCGCCGAGCTGAAGGAGATCGCCGAGAAATACGGCGTCGACGCTTCCGGAATGAAGTCGAAGAAGGAAGTCATCGAAGCCATCGAAGAAGCTCGCGCAGAGCTCCCCGGCTTCGATGCTGCCGACTCCGTTCAGTGAGCACCTTCAAGGATCTGCTCGCGGCCGATCGTGCCGTGTTCCTGAACATCGACGAGTTCGGAGAGACGCACGAGGTCGAAGGGAAAGAAATGCCGGCGGTAATCGACGAGGAGATCCTCACCGAGTCTAAAAACGGCGAAGATCTCGGACTCGCTGCCGCCGACTTCATTCTCAACGCGAAGGTCGAAGATCTTCCGCCGAAAAGACCGGCCGGCGAGACTCTCAACGTGGACGGGAGAGAGTGCACCATCATCAAGTGGCGTGTTGACTACGGGATGGCGGTCATATATCTCGCCCACCAGACAAGCGGATAAACGAAAGGAGGTGGCAGCATGACAGTCGTGAAAACGATCGACACGGTCACGGACTGGATCCGTGACAACGTGTGCGCGAAGATCAAGCTGAAGCAGCCGAACGACGAGCAGAACACGACCGGCTACACCGTCAAAGAGGTGCACCCGGCGGCGTTCGCTATGTATCAGCCGGGCAGCGACAAGCTGCCGCCCGACATCGAGACACCGTTTCCATCCGTCGTCGTCCAGCTCCTCGAAGGAGCCGAAACGAAGGACGACAAGACGGGCACGGTGAAGTTCCAGCTCAGCTTCACAGCATGGAACCCCGGCGACCATCAGGCGGAGACGAAAAAGAGACTCGGCGAAATCGTCGCAACCGACGAGGAAGCGTTCGGCGTCACCCTTCAGAGTGATCCGCTTCAAACCAAATACACCCGACACGCAGAAGGCTGGAGAGACGTCTGGGCCTTCGTGGATCGCGCACTCCTCGCACTCGAAGAAAACGAGTACATCGGGGACGTGCACATCTCGAAGTCCTCACAGATAACCTTCGGACAGTTCCAGCAGGAGGGCCAGATCTCTGACCTCTATCCCTACTGGGGCGCGTGGGTGATCTTCACTATCGAGCGGCCGATGAGCAAAAACGGCCAGCTCAACAACTACCTATAAGGAGGAGAAAGACACATGGCAAGCTACAAATACGGCGTTTACGGCGTGATCGGTTCCGACATCGCCCAGAGCGCCTCACAGGCTGGCAAAGCGGTGGTCTACTTCGGGACGGCTCCGGTCAACTTCTTGACGAACTACTCCGGCGTCGTCAACACCCCGGTGCAGATCAACAGCCTGAGCGACGCGCAGAAGAAGATCGGGCACTTCTCCGACTCTGCGGAGTGGAGCAAGTACACCCTCTGCGAAGCCGTCGCCGCTCACTTTGCCAACAAAAACGGGAACATCGGCCCGATCTACGTGATCAACGTGCTGGATCCCGCGACCCACAAGAAGTCAACGGCAACCACTGTTTCGCTGACCTTCGCAAACAGGAAGGCCACGATCACGGCCGACGACATCATCATCGACACCTTTGCGATCGACGACAAGACGCTCGGCACTGACTACACCCTCAGCTACGACTACGAGAGCAAGACGCTGACCATCACGGACATCGGCAGCACTGCGATGACCACGGTCAGCTCCAGCTACAAAGCGGTCGACTTCACCGCGATCACCGCGGCCACCGTCGTCGGTGGCACCGTCGGCGGCGTCAGCACCGGCATCGCGGCCGTCAAGCTGGTGTATCAGCTCTGCAACGTCATCCCGACCTACCTTGCCGCGCCCGGCTGGTCCGAGACCAAGACCGTGTACGACGCGCTGGTCGCTGCGTCGCAGAACATCAACGGCCACTGGTTCGCGTTCGTCTACGCGGACATGGACATCGTGAGCACCAAGACGATCACCGCGGCAAAGACGTGGAAAGCCACGAACGGCTACACCTCCGGCTTCTCGAAGGTATTCTGGCCGAGAGTGAAGGACGGCGACACCGTCTACCACATCTCCACGCTCGCGCTCGTCGAAAAGCTCCGCTGCGACATGGACAACGACGACATCCCGTTCGAGACCAGCGGCAACAAAGCGATCCCCGCGACCACGCTCTACTTCGGCGACAGCACGCAGCCCTTCGACAAAGCGGAGGCGAACGAGCTGACCGCTGCCGGTATCAGCACGGCGGTCTACTGGGAGAGCAACTGGAGAGTCTGGGGCGACCACACCGCTGCCTACACCTACGGCGGCAGCTGCGCGGCGCGTGAGATCTTCGAGAGCAACATCCTCATGCTGTTCTACGTGGCGAACAGCTTCCAGAAGGAATGGGGCACGACCATCGACAAACCGATGACCATCGCGCTCCGCGACACCATTCTCAACAGAGAGCAGGAGAAGCTCGACGTCCTCGTGGCGAAGGGCGCCCTGATCGGCGAGCCCGTCGTCGAGTTCGTTGAGAGCAACAACGCGACGGTCGACATGATGAACGGCGACTTCCGCTGGGACATCGCCGCCACTCCGACGCCGCCGCTCAAATCCGCGACCGCCGTCGTCCGCTATACGGACGAAGGCTTCAGCGCATACTTCGGAGGTGAAAGCTAATGGCAGCCCTTGATCTGAAAAACGCAGTACTCGCCGACAAGTGCTACTGCGACAACACCCTCGCAGCCGAGGACGTCAGCGTCAACCTCCCGGCCGTGAACTTCCTGACCTCTGACGTCAACGCGATGGGGACCATGAGCGTCGTGCTCGCCGGCCTCATTGAGGACATGGAGGCGTCGATCACGAAGATCGGCGTCGACGTCGGCCTCGGCCGTATGCTCACGCCGGAGAAGCACAGCTTCGAGTTCCGCTGGGCTCAGAACGTCCTCGCCACCAACGGCGTGACGAAGCCCGAAGGCTGCAAGGCCTTCCTGACCGCGGTCCCGAAAGGGATCCCGGCGACCGATCTCGAAATCGGCAGCAACATCGAAAGCGAGATCTCCCTCGCGGTCTCTCGCTATCAGCTCTACGCTGCCGGCAAGGAGATCCTCTGCATTGACAGACTGGCGAAGATCTGCCGCATCAACGGCAAAGACTACTACAGCCAGATCGCCTCGGTGCTCTAAACAACCATAGCCCCGGAAGGTGCCACACCCTCCGGGGCTAAATCTTAAAAAAGGAGTGCATCAAAATGGACAGCATCACACTGAGAAACCCGATCCTCGTCGACGGCAAGAAGGTGACGAAGCTCACCTACGACGCGAACGAGATCACCCCCACCGGCTTCGCTGAAGCCGAGTACAAAAAGACCAGAGCAAACGGATCGAAGGGCGCCCCGTCCTCCGCTGCCGTCGAGCTGGACTACTCCCTGCACCTCTATCTCGGCTTCGCCGCGATCATCGCAGTCAACCCGGAGTACGCCTTCGAGGATCTCGAAAGGATCAAAGGCGCCGACGTCATGGAGGTCATGAAGATCGGGAGAAATTTTATCATCGACTCGGTCAAAGACTCAACGGACGAGACGTCAGAAAGTGCCTCCGAGACTACGCCAGAGTCTACCACACCGGAGTCACAGAGCTCGAAAGGAAAAGACTGACCGACTTCATGATTGACTACGCCGAAGCGGCCGAAGATCTCGCAAGAGAACAGGAGCGCAGGCGGAAGCAGATGCCTCCTAAGGTAGGAAAAGCACACAGAAGGAGGTGATCGAGTGGCCAAAAACAAAATACTACAGGCGGTCGTTGAGATCGCCGGAAGCGTAAGCCCTACGCTATCAAAGGCGGTCGAAGAAACCGCCGGAAAACTCGACAAGGTCAACCTGAAAGCGGCAGCGGTCGGAGCCGCCTGCGCTGCGGGCGCGGTCGCCGTCGGAAAAGCAGCCATCGAGGCCGGAAAGTATCTCATCGACCTCGGCGGGCAGTTCGACGAAGTGCAGGACGCGATCCGGATCGGCACAGGCGCCACCGGTGACGCCCTCAACGACCTCATGGCGGACTTCGACGCCGTCTACTCCAGCGTGCCGACCACAATGGAGGACGCAGGCAAGGCCATCGCGGACTACAACACGCGGCTCGGTCTGACGGGCGACAACCTCCAGAAGATCTCGGTGCAGGCCATTCAGGTCGCCGATATGCTCGGCGAAGATCTCGGCGACGTCATCGAGTCGAGCAGCAAAGCGTTCCAGCAGTGGAACATAGACGCCGAGGACATGGGCGACGCGATGGACTACGTGTTCAAAGCGTCCCAGAGCACCGGCGTCGGCTTCAGCGAGCTCATGAGCAGCGTGCAGCAATATGGCGCACAGCTTCAGGAAATGGGCTACAGCTTCGAGCAGGCGACCGCTCTGATCGGTCAGCTCGAAAAGGCCGGCGTCAACACGTCGGAAGTCCTCGGTGCCATGAAGAAGTCCGTCGGCGCTCTCGCCGCGGAAGGAATTGACGCAGCGGACGGCCTGCAAATGTACGTCGACGCGATCACAAACGCGAAAGACATGACGCAGGCAACGGCCATCGCGAGCGAAGTGTTCGGCTCCAAGGCGGCCTCCACAATGGCGGCAGCTATCAGAGACGGCACGATCGCAGTCGACGACCTGACGGCGTCCCTGCTCGAAAACAATGAAACGATCAACGGGTGCGCGGAGGACACGTATGACTTCGCCGAACGCTTGCAACTGTTCAAGCAGAAGGCGCAGGTCGCGCTGGAGCCGCTGGCTTCGACCATGTTCGACGCGCTCAACGACCTCATGCCCGTCGTGGGCGAGCTCATGGACGGCCTGATCCCTATCATAAAGGACATGAGCGCCACGCTGACCCCGCTGATCAAGGATCTGGTGGCTAAAATCGGCCCCATGCTTCAGAAGCTCATCCCGCCCATCCTAAGGGTGGCGGCCTCGATCGCCGAGAAGGTCATCCCTCCTCTGGTGGAGATCATCGACTCAGTCATCCCCGTGCTGATCCAGCTCGTGGAACTGCTGATGCCGATCGTCGAATTTTTAGCCGAGGACGTTCTCCCGGCCGTGTGCGAGATCCTGAAGGCCATCCTCCCGGTGGTCATGGAGATAATAAGCAAGATCCTCCCGGTGGTCATCGACCTGCTGAAGAAGATCTTCCCGATCCTCAGCGACCTGATCAGCGCCATTTTACCGGTGCTCCTCGACCTGATCGAGACCGTTCTCCCGGTGGTCATGGAGATCATAGACGCAGTCCTCCCGGTGGTCATCAAGCTGCTGGAGGTCCTCATGCCGATCATCCAAGAGCTGATCAGCAAGATCCTCCCGGTGGTGAATAAACTGCTGGAGAAGCTGCTGCCTATCGTCTCGAAGCTCATCACGGCCATCCTCCCGGTGGTCATCGAGCTCCTCGACATACTGAGCCCGATCCTCGACCTGCTCATGAGTCTGCTCGGTCCTATTCTGGATCTCGTGTGCGAGATCCTCGGCCCGATCCTCGACCTCATAAGCTCGGCGCTCGATCCGCTCATCAGCGTCCTCACGAACCTCATCAAGTTCGCGCTGGAGCCGCTGAAACCCCTGATCAACCTGCTCGCCAACCTGTTCGAGGGCGTCCTCGGCTCGGCCATTCAGGCCATCATGCCGGTGGTGGAAGCTCTCCAGCAGATCTTCGGCGGGCTGATCACCTTCATCACGAGCATTTTCAAGGGCGACTGGGAAGGTGCGTGGTCAGGCATCCGGGACTTCTTTGCGGGTATCTGGAACGGCCTGAAGGCCATCGTGCAGGCCCCGATCGAGTTCATCAGCAACCTCGTCGGAAATCTCGGCGAGACCATCAAAAACGTGTTCTCTGGTGCGTGGGAAAAGGTGAAGGGCATCTGGGCCGGAGTCGGGGACTTCTTCTCCGGCATCTGGAACGGTATCAAAAACGCCTTCTCCGCCGTGACCGAGTGGTTCGGCAATATCTTCCGAAATGCGTGGGAAGCCGTCAAAAACGTCTTTTCCGCAGGTGGCAAGATCTTCGAGGGCATCAAGGACGGCATCCTGAGCGCCTTCAAGAACGTCGTGAACGCTATCATCCGCGGCATCAATAAGGTGATCGCGATCCCGTTCAACGGGATAAACGCGGCACTCGAAAAGATCAAGGGCGTCGAGATCCTCGGCTGGAAGCCGTTCGACTGGATCAAGACGATCAACACGCCGCAGATCCCTGAACTCGCTGCCGGCGGCTTCACCGAAGGCGTAAGCATCGCGGGCGAGGCGGGCACGGAGGCGGTCATCTCGTTCGACCCCGCATACAGAGACGAAAACATCAAGACGTGGACCGCAGCCGGCAAGCTGCTCGGAGTGCTCGGAGATCTCGATCTAAGAGCGGGAGCGGAAACAGCGACAGCGGCAAGCGTCCAGATGATCGAAAGCGAACCGAGGGACACCGAGGCGCCGCTCATCCAGCAAGCCGGACGGCTCATGTCGCTGGACGACTTCACGCTCGGAGAACTGACGGAGACGACGATCATCTACTACGACTTCAGCGGCTTCACGTGGTCGCCTCATATCGAAGGCATAAGCGGCCAAGAGAAGGAGGACGTCCTCGCGGCCCTGAAGGAGAACGAGAACGAGTTCTTCGACTGGCTCGAAGAATGGATCAGACGCAAGGAGGTGGGACGCTATGACCGCGTCAGCGTTTATTAACTACAAGACACGGGCCGGCGACACCTTCGACGAGCTGGCCCTGCAAGTCTACAACGACGAGAGGATGGCGCACCACATCATCGAGGCGAACCCTGACCACGCGGACGTCATAATCTTCGAGGAGTCCGTCCCGCTGAGGATCCCGATCTTCGACGAGACGGAGCTCCCGGAGACGCTGGCACCGTGGAGGCGCGGGGAATGAAGCTACTATACGAAGGCATCGACATCGCCGGCAAGATCTCGATCAACCGCTGCATCCACGAAACATACGCGGAGGGCATGAGCGACCAGCTCACCCTCCGCTTCAACGACGCCGCGGGAGTCTGGAACTTCTGGAAGCCAGTCAGGGGCGAAAAGGTGCGGCTCGTCGACGGCTCCGATGACACCGGGATCATGTATATCACGAGCATCGTGCCGGAGAACGGGCTTTTCACCCTGAGGGCGATGGCTATGCCTCTATCAGGCGAAACGGTCAACAGCCGGTCGTGGGACAACGTGAAGCTGCTCCAGCTCGGAGCAGACATCGCCGCGAAGCACGGCCTGACGCTAAAGACCTACAACGTGACCGATCAGGTCTACACATACATGAAACAGGAACGCCTCACCGACTTCGAGTTCCTACACCGCCGCTGCCAGCTGGAAGGCTGCGCGATGCTGATCTTCGACAACTGCCTCGTCATCTACGACGAGAACAAGATGGAGAGCCAGCCGGCGACGGACACCATCAAGGTCGGAGCGGACGGCTTTTTCACGTACTCGGACGACACCGCGCAGAGCTACGGCTCCGCCGAGGTCGTGAGCGGGAACTTCAAGGGCTCGTTCACGGACAGCAAAGGAAACGCGAGCCGGGTCCTCCGGCCGCGAGATCCGATAGACTGCACCAGCAGCGCGGAGGCGATCAGGTACGCGAAGGGACTGCTCAGGCAGGCGAACAAGAACACGCAGACGGGCACGTTCCGCAGAAGGCTCTCGCGGTCGTATGCAGCGGCCAGCGTGGTGAACATCAAGACCGAGAAGGCAAGCAACTGGAACGGCAAGATCTTCATCACAAGGACGCGGCACGACTTCGTGACGGGAGAAACAAAAATATTTTTCAGGAAACCACTGGAGGGCTACTAAATGGCAGAGCTACAAAAAGGCATCATCAGCACCATCGAAGGCCCGACGGACAGCAACGGGAACTACACGAGGGCAAGGATCGAGCCGGAACAGGCGCAGGGCATAGTCACCCGGCCGCTGGTCATCCCCTTCCTGCTCCGTGGAGACTCCGGAAAGCTGGAAAAAGGCACCGAGGTCGTGTTCGTTCTGTTCCCGGATCAGACCGGGCTCGTCGTTGACAGAGCAGACGGTGAGTGGTTCGGGAAGCTCTACGGAGCCGTCACAGTGACCGGAAAGATCACGACCACCGATGTCAAGACCAGCACGCTCACGAGCGTGAACGGTCACAAACACGGAGGAGTCGAAACCGGATCCGGCACGACCGGCGGCGCCACCAACTAAGGAGGCGGCCTATGGCATCAATAGCAACATTCAAAACGACAAAAGGGACAAAGACGTGGGAGGTCACTCCCTCCCGCATCATGGACCTCGACGGCTTCTCCTCTGCCTTCGAGCTCAACGCCGAGGACAACACCGCGGTCGAGGGCTCTCCTCTGAGTAATCAGAGAGGGATGAAGAAGAAGGTCGTCACCTTCAGCTCGAACCTGAACGCCGCGGTCGGCGTGAACGTCAGGGACGAGTTCGAGAGCTGGGAGTCGTGGATCGGGCTCGCCGGAGTTCTGAAGATCGGAGGCAAACGCTTCGGAACGTGCAGCTGGCTCCTCACGTCCGTGAAACCGTCGAACGTAAAGATCGACAGCAACGGGCGGTTCAGAGCCATGAAGCTGGCCTTCAGCTTCGAGCAGAGCGACGACACCAGCGTCGATGACGCCGAGGCCGTCGCTGCTGCTGTCGCGTCCGCGAGATCTGCGGCCTCCGTGACAGCGTCGCAGGCAGACAAAAACGCCAAGAAAGCGACGAACTCACAGATGGCAGCGTCTACGCAGACGCCGGCAGCCACGAGCGCGATCGTGATCGGCGACATCGTCCAGTTCAAAGGCGGTCCGCACTACGTAAGCAGCACCGCGACGAGCTATAAAACGAGCCCGCCAGCCGGTCCTGCAAAGGTGACGGCGATCGCCAAAAGCGCGAAGCACCCCTACCACGTCATCCACACGACGAAAGCCTCCTACGTGTACGGCTGGGTGGACGCCTCTCAGATCAGCAAGTCTGGAGGCGGCTCCGGTTCCGGACCGGTGGCGATGGTCAAATAGTGAGGAGGTAAGAGATGCTAAGCAAAGGAAACAGCAACCCGGCGGTCTGCGTGAACAATCTGCTCCAGATCGCACGAGGAGAAAACCCATACGACAGAGTGAAGGGCGTCAGCTTCGCGGACATCGACGGACCCGAAACATCGGCCGGCGACGACCTCATAGAGGACGCGGAGTGGATGGTCAGAACCTACGAGCCACGCGCCAAGGTGAACAGCATCACGCTGGAGGCCGAGGACGCGCAGAACGGACAGTTCCGCTTCACTGCTGACATCGTCACAAAGAAGGAGGCCGACGAAACATGAGCAACGAGTTCATCACAACAGACAGCAACGTGATCTTCGACGAGATCATCACCAGTCTGGAGGCGTCGGTCAGCGAGCCGCTATATCCCGGAGATGAGCGCAGGATCTTCGGGGAGGCGCTCGTTCCTCTGTTCGTGGGAATGTATAACGCCATGAACGACGCAGCCCGGCAGAAGATGCTCAGGTATGCGAGAGGCGACGTCCTCGACGCTCTCGGTGAGCGCGTCGGCGTCGAAAGAATACCACCGACGGAAGCAACCACAACCCTGCGCTTCACACTGGCGGCCGCAGTCGGCGAGAACGTGATCATCCCTGAAGGGACGAGAGCGACGAGCGACAGCAGCCGCTATTTTGCTACGACCGGAGCCGCGGTCATAAACGCCGGCGACTTATACGTCGACATCCCGGCGGCCAGCGTCGGAGGCGGGTCCGAGTACAACGGGATCATCGCGGGGGCGATCAACGTGATCGTTGACCCGATCGTCTACGTTGACACGGTCCAGAACCTCACGATGACAGCCGGCGGAGCCGACGAGGAGGACGACGACAGCCTCAGGGAGCGCATCAGAGTGGCGCCCTCGAAGCTATCGACGGCCGGACCGGTGAACGGCTACAAGTACTGGGCGATGAGCGCGGACAGCTCCATCGCAGACGTCACGGTCAAGTCCGAGCAGGAAACGATCGAGCGGACGCTGGCAGTCACGGGCGGCAAGGCGTACAAGGGCGGCAGCAGGCTGATCCTGAGCACGCTGAAGGTCTACAAGACCGACGACACCGAGGCGACAGCCACGACCGACTACACGGCGACCTACACGGACGACCTGCTGACGATCACGATCGTCGAGGGCGGGATCCTCGAAAACGAGGACAGCATCAAGATCAAGATCGACGACACCGGCGACGGCGTCGTGAAGATCTACCCGATCTGCGAAGGCGGCGCCATTCCGGACGCCGCAGTTCTCGCGAAGGTCCTCGCCGCGTGCTCTGCCGAGGAGGTCAGACCTCTGACGGACTCGGTCGTCGTCGAAGCTCCGACGGTGCAGCAGTACGACATCGTGCTGAAGTACTACACGACAGCCGCCGAGGAAAGCGCCTGCATCAGCACCATCGAAGGAGCGGGCGGAGCCATTGACCAGTACAACGAGTGGCAGAGTGCCGAGCTCGGCAGATCCATCAACCCGGACAAACTGAGGGCTCTGATCCTCGCACCTTCCGGCGATGAAGCTGTCGGAGCGACCCGCGTCGAGATCGTCAGCCCCGTGTTCACTGCCCTCAGTGACACCAAGATCGCGAAGTTCAGCGGCACGAAAACCATCACACACGAGGTCGTCGGGTAATGCGTCTAAGCTCCGCCGACATCCTCAAACTCGTCCCTGAGTTCATGAGAGACGACGCAGCAGTGAAGGGACTGGCTGCTGCCGTCAACGACCTCATCAGAACGCCGGGGGCACAAGTCAAGACGGCGAGAGTGTGGGACCAGATCGACAACCTGAGCGACGAGCAGCTCGACGAACTGGCCTACGAGCTCGACATCGACTGGTACAGCTCCAGCCTCCCCATCGAGAACAAGCGGGCAGTGGTGAAGATCTCCGACCTGATCCACAGCCGGCGCGGAACCCGGTGGGCCGTCGAGCAGCTGATCACGGCGTACATCGCGCCGGGCGAGGTCGTGGAGTGGTTCGAGGACTGGTACGCAGACGCGCCCCTCCCGTTCCACTTCTCGGTCAGCACGAGCAACAGAAACGTCACGGACGAGATCCTGAGCGACTTCAAAGCAGTCGCGCAGATCGCGAAGTCGGTGCGCTCCAGACTCGACAGCGTCTACTTCTCCGATAAATACGGCAGCACGGTGGTCGCAGGCCCGGAAGCTATCGCCGCATACTTTTTCACGCCGACGAAATGCGGTACCATTCCGCGCGAAGCCACGATCGGCGGGCCGGTGGCGACGAGCTCCATCAGAGCGTCGAGATCGTCCTCGGCGAACGGCTTCAGCTCAATAAAATGCGGCACGAAGCAGTGCGGCGAGTAAAGGAGGAAAAACATGGCATTTTACACAACCAACTTCCTGAACAAGCGCCGGCAGTGGTGGATGAAGAACCTCGTCGGCGTGCAGGTCTACTTCGGGGGCAGCTGGTACTCCGGGACCATTCAGAAGAAAACCCTCAGCGGTGACACGATCACCATCCACGCCGTGTTCACGGACATCACGGCGACAGCCGGCACGATCACCTCGATCAGGATCATCGACATCGACGGCGAAGTGGCGGCCACAAAGTCCGACTCTATCACGAAGGCAGCAGGTCAGGGCGTCCTGATCAAGCTCGAACTGCCTATCACAGAACAGGAGGTATAAGACTATGTACAAGCCTACAATCTGGCAGGACAAAGTCGAAGGCGTGCAGGAAGGCACCGACATGAACGCGGCAAACTTCAACAACATCGAGATCGGCGTCATGGAAAACGACGCGCTCGCTGCTATGGACGCGGCGTACCGCAGGTATGAAGCGGACGCAGCGGCTCAGGAGGAGATCGTCGCGATCAGCGAGACGCTGACCACCAGCGGCACGGCCGTCTCGATCGCGATCCCTGCCGCCAGCACGCGCAACAGAACGACCTACAACGTGGCGGCGGAGATCAACGCAGTCTCCGGCGGCACCGTCGGCGACCTCATCATCGACACGAAGCAGGCCAACGGCTTCAAAGCCAAGTACACCGGCACGGCGACGAGCGTCACCATCCGCTTCAAGGTATCGGGAGGTATGATCTAATGGCTGACAATAAAAACACCAGCGCGGCCGTGATCATCAAGACCGACGAACAGAAGCAGCACGAAGCGCGTGTTCTCGCCTCCTACGGCGTGGATCCGCGCACAGCTACCAAAGAACAGCGCGAGTACGCGCAGGAAATAAGCCGCCAGACGGCAGAAATCGAAAGGAGAATGAGTCATGACAGTTATTGAGAAAAACCAAGGCCCGAAGGTCGCCTATGAGGTGACAGGCAACAAGATCACGTTCGGCGACGACGAGATCACTCTCAACCTCCAGCGGTATGAGAGAGACGACGAGGTGCAGATCGACATCTGCCGCGACGACGAGCACATCCTCATCGCCGGCCCCTCGAAGTACTTCGTGGCGAACATCATCATCCCTGCCAGACAGTACGACGGCGAGACGCCCGTGCCCTTCAGCATGGACAACGTCACCCTCGTCCTCTGGGCTCTCATCGACAACGAGGAGGTGTAAGACATGGCAGGACTCAGCAAAGCACCGGTCAGTGACTTCGATGCTGCCGTCAGGCTTCTGAGCGGCGGCACGAACGTCGCGATCTACAACGACCTCGGCCTGCCTTCGATCTACGTGAAGAAACCGCAGGGGCTCCTGAGCGACGTCATAACGACAGAGAGCTCGGACGTCCACCCTGCCTTCAGAGTCGAGGGCGCCCTGATCGACGCCTTCTATATGGGCAAATATCTCGCGAGGGTCTACAAGGGCAGAGCACTGTCGCTCCCCCTTCAGAACCCCTCGTCGAGCTCCGTGGCCGCCTCTGACAGAGGCAGCGCGGGCAGCAACTACGTCAACTTTGACAACGCGAAGATCTGGTGCGAGGCCAACGGCCCCGGCTTCCATCTTCCGACGATCGCCGAGTATGCGTGGATCGCTCTCCAGAGCAGGAAGAACGGAACCATGCCGCGCGGCAACAACAACTACGGCAAGGACCACTCCGCAGCGTGGGAGAAGGGCATCGGCGCCTCTTTTGACGGAAACACGATCAAAAAGACGCTCACCGGCTCCGGCCCTGCGACGTGGAACGACAACCGCAAGCCGGACGGCATCTGCGACCTCAACGGCAACGTCTACGAGTGGCAGGGCGGGTACCGCACCAACAACGGCGAGATCCAGATCTTCGCCGACAACAACGCGGCGAAGCAGTACGGGCAGGGCGCGTCGTCTACGCTCTGGAGGGCTATCCTTCAGGACGGCTCGCTCGTGGATCCCGGAACCGACGGATCCCTGAAGTGGGACTACGTCGACGGGACACCCTCCAGCGGCACCAGCTCCTATGGCTACCGCCTGAACACCGTCCTCGCCAACCCTGTCGACAACGACAGCGCATACGGATCCAAGAGCTTTGTGGATCTGGCGGCCGCCACCGGCGTCACCGTTCCGGATCTCCTGAAGGCGCTCGCTCTTATGCCTGAGGACTCCGGCAGCTACGGCAGCGACTACGTCTACATGAGGAACCGCGGAGAGCGCCTCGTGGCTCGCGGGGGCGCCTGGTACTACACGTCGTACGCTGGAGTGTTCCACTGCTCCGGCAACTCCGATCGGTCGCACTGCAACGAGCACATCGGCTTCCGGCCCGCTTTTATTCCGGGGATCTGATCTCTGGTGATCTGGAAATCTGAAACAGGCGTCCGGCTCCAACGCCGGGCGCCTTCTCTCTGGAGGTACACATGGCAGACTTCATACTACAACAGAAAATCAGCCGCATGACGCTCAAAAGCTACGGCCGGATCGCGAACTTCCGCAAGCCCGAAAAGTACACGCTCGGCGCGGAGATCCAGTCGGCCGAGCTGAGGATGCTGCGGCTGGCAATTCTGGCAAATAAGACGCGGACGACCAAACGGCAGCACCACCAGTTCGAGCTCGACGCGGAGCTCGACTACCTCCGGGCACTCATCGACCAAGCGGTCGCGCCGGAGGCGAAGATCATCAGCCCCGGCCTTCACCGGGAGTGGTCGATGGAGCTGAACGAGATCGGCCGCCTCCTCGGCGGCTGGATCAAGACGGGAGAGCTCCCGAAGGGATCCGACGGCTGAGATATGCGGGGGATGCGCCGAAAAAAGCCGCGCCTCGTGTATCGCGGGGGCAACTGGAACAACACGTCGAACGCTGGAGTGTTCAACTGCAACGGCAACAACGATCGGTCGAACTACAACGAGAACATCGGCTTCCGGCCCGCTTAGGCCTCAACGAGCTGAAAGCCCACAGCCTACGGGTGCGGGCAGCATTGAGGTCAAAGGGGTGCATCTCCCGGTGCACCTGCACCAAAGAATGGCGCCGCGGGTGACGTGGTCACAAGCCTCAGAACACCGCGGCAAAAACGCGCAGACTATACGCGCCCGGAAACGGGCAGAAGCCAGATGACACCGACAGGAAAGCGGCAGTCTGTCAGGACTCTGGCGGGAGGACTGTCACACGCGGCCGCTATTATCGAAGAAGGAGACCGGACACATGGAAGAACCGCTGACACTATACGAGAGGATCTACTCGTGGGAGAACCTGCTGACAGCATACCACGAAGCAGGCCGCGAAAAGTGGTTCAGGGCGGACGTGGCGGCCTTTTCCGCTCATCTGGAGGAGAACCTCATCGCCATCCAGAACGAGCTGATCTGGCACACCTACACGGTGGGACGCTACCGGGAGTTCTACGTTTACGAACCCAAGAAGCGCCTCATCATGGCCCTCAGCTTCCGCGATCGCGTCGTTCAGTGGGCGATCTACAACGTGCTCAATCCTCTGTTCGATAACCAATTTTTCTATCACTCCTATGGCTGCCGGGTCTCTAAGGGAACGAAGAAGGCAGCGGACCGCCTTCAGTACTGGATGCAGAAGGTGGAACGATCGCCGGAGGAATGGTATTATCTGAAGCTCGACATCTCGAAGTACTTCTACCGCGTGGACCACACGGTCCTCATGAATATCATGCGGCAGAAGTTCCCGAACGAGACCGAGTTCCTTCAGCTTATGCAGAAGATCATCGACTGCGACCACACGCCGTTCGGGCTCCCTCCGGGAAAGAGTCCGGACGAGGTCCCGCCGTCGGAGCGCCTTTTTGAGGTCGGGATGCCGATCGGCAACCTCACGAGCCAGCTGCTCGCGAACGTCTGCCTGAACGAGCTCGACCAGTACGTCAAGCACAAGCTGAAGGTGCGCTACTATATCAGGTACATGGACGACATGGTCCTGCTGCTTCCGGACAAGAAGGAGCTGAACCGCCTCCGCCTCCAGATCGAGGACTACCTGAACAACGTGCTGCACCTCGACCTAAACAGCAAGACGACCATCAACAAGGTCAGCAACGGCATCACCTTCGTCGGCCTTCAGATCCACACGCACTGGCGAAAAATGCGCCGGAAGTCCCTCAAAAAGATGAAGGCGCGGATCCGCTACATGGCGAAGTTATACGCCGACGGCCTCGTGGATCTGGAAACCGTGAACAACACCATGCAAAGCTACTACGGCATGATGAAGCACTGCAACAGCTACGGACTCAGGAGATGGATCGAGGAAAACGTAATATTTCAACGAAAAGACAAGGAGACACAGCAACATGGTGGAGATTAACATCGGGGGGCTCATAGCCCTCATGGGGCTCCCTGCCGCGCTCACCGCCTTCTGCTTCTGGCTCATCGAGCACAAGATCCAGAAACGCGAAAAAGAGCGCGAGAAGAAGGAGGAGGCACGCCAAAAAAAGGAGGAAGTGCGCGAAGCATCACGCGAGAAGCTGGAGCTGCTGATCATCCAGAGCAACGGCGCCGCCGTGGCACTGGCTGAGGCGACAGCGAGAGCCGTGCAGAGGATCCCGGACGCGAACTGCAACGGGGATATGCACGAGGCGCTTCGCTACGCCGCAGAGGCGAAGCACGACCTGAAGAACTTCCTCGCAGAACAAGGAGTCGCCGCAATTTTTGACTAAGGAGGCGCGGCGAATGAATAACAAGAAGCCAACGCGCCAAAGGCTGAAGCTCTGGATCCGGCGAAAGAAACGGGCGAGAGCTAAGGCAGGCAAAAAGGTGAAGATCAGGACGATGGACATCATCCTCGTGGTGGTGGGCGTCGCCCTTCTTGTTTTCACCATCGTCATGATCAGGGTCTACCGGGAGACCGGAGCCGTGCCGGACACGCTCGTCACCTGCGTGTTCGCTGCGCTCGGAGGCGAGTGCGGCGTCATGGGCTGGATAAAGACGACGAAGGAACGCCGGCAGGACCGCCAGTGGCAGATCCAAGATCAGAAACATCAGGAACGGCTTCAGAAGGAAGAAGCCGAGAAGGGAGACACACATGAGTCTGAAGGGCAATAACAACGCGGAAAAGATCTGGAACTTCCTGACCGGGAAGGGCCTGAACACCTACGGCGCCGCCGGCGTCATGGGGAACCTCTACGCAGAGAGCGGGCTCCGCCCGAACAACCTGCAAGGCAGCTACGAGAAGAAGCTCGGATACACGGACGAGACATACACGGCGGCGGTCGACTCCGGCGCCTACACGAACTTCGTCAGGGACTCCGCCGGCTACGGCCTCGCACAGTGGACGTACTGGAGCCGCAAGGAGGGCCTCCTGAACTTCGCAAAAGCCGCGAAGGCGTCGATCGGAGATCTGGAGATGCAGCTGGGCTACCTCTGGAAGGAGCTCACCGAAAAGTACGGGACGCTGCTGAACACTCTCAAAACGGCCACCAGCGTCCGCGCTGCGTCTGACGCAGTCCTGACGATCTACGAGCGGCCGGCAGATCAGAGCGAAGCTGTGCAGGTCAAGCGTGCCGGCTACGGCCAGAACTACTTCGACCAGTATGCAGGCACCGGAAACGGCAGCCAGCAGCCGGCCGGATCGAAGTGCACCGCCGCGAAACTCCTCGCGGTCGCCGCTGCGGAGATCGGATACAAAGAGAAGGCCAGCAACTCGCAGCTTGACGACAAGACCGCGAACGCCGGCCACAACAACTGGACGAAGTACGCCCGCGACTTCGACCAGAAGTTCCCGAACTGGTACAACGGGAAGAAAAACGGGTACGCATGGTGTGATATGTTCGTCGACTGGTGCTTCCTGACCGCCTTCGGATATGAGAAGGCGCTGGAGCTCCTCTGCCAGCCTGAGAAGTCGGCCGGCGCCGGCTGCAAGTACTCCATGCAGTACTACCAGAAGAAGGGGCAGTTCTACACGGACAACCCTCAGCCCGGCGACCAGATCTTCTTCACTTCCGGCGGAACGATCAGCCACACCGGCATCGTCGAGAGCGTGAACGGCTCCACGATCGTCACGATCGAGGGCAACGCGAGCGATCAGGTGAAGCGGATCAACCGCAAGATGAACGACGGCTACACCTACGGCTTCGGCCGTCCGAAGTATGACAAAGACGACGGAAGCCAGCAGCCGATCCAGCAGCCCGAACAGCCGGAGACTCCGGTCGTCACGTCCGGGACGCTGAAAGTCGGCGACATCGTGAACTTCAAGGGCACACAGCACTTCACCAGCGCGAACGCAGCGACCGGGAAAGCCTGCAAGCCCGGCAAGGCGAAGGTCACGCAGATCTACAAGCTCGGCACGAGCAAGCACCCGTATCACCTGATCGCTGTCTCCGGCAGCGGCTCGAACGTGTACGGCTGGGTGAACGTGGAGGACATCGAAGGCCAGAAGGCCGAGGCGGCGTGGACCCCGAAAGTCGGGGACGAGGTCGTCTACAATGGGACCGTCCACTATACCAGCGCCAACGCAACCACGGCGAAGGGCTGCAAAGGCGGCCGTGCCAAAATCACGCAGATCTACCAGCTCGGAAAGAGCAAACACCCCTACCACCTCATCCGGATCTCAGGATCCGGTGCGACGGTCTGGGGCTGGGTAGACGCCAACACCTTCAGCAAGGCATGAAGCTGGAGGCGATCCTGAACCTGCTGCTGCTCATCGCCGGAGCGGCAGCAGTCGGCGTCTGGATCATTTCAGTCGCCAACTACGACGGAAAAGGGTGCGAACCCGGAGAGCACTGCGACTCGTGCCCCTTCCCGCCGTGCGAAAAAAAGAAACACGGAGGACACACATCATGAACGTGGTCAACTTTATCGTCCAGAACTGGGACTTCATTCTTCTGATCGTGGCAGCCATCGCCGGCGTCGTCTTTGCTATCTTCAAGGGCAACAAGTCGGTCGTCATGAAGATGCTTTTCAGTCTCGTCACCGAAGCCGAGAAAGAATACGGCGGCGGCACCGGCGTCCTGAAGCTCGCCGAAGTCATGAACCAGATCTATCCGAAGCTCCCGCCCATCGTCAAGACCTTCGTCACGGCCGAACGCCTGACGAAGTGGGTGGAAGAAGCTCTCGCCGCCGCTAAGGCGAAATGGGAGAGCAACACCGCCATCGCCGCATATATTGAACAGCCCGCCCAGAGCGCACAGGAAGCGCCTCAGGACGAGCAGGACGGCAAAGCGGAGTAAACGCACACCAACAAACAAAAAAGCGCCCAGAGGACCGTTTTCGGCCTTCTGGGCGCTTTTTTTTTGCCGTTATGACCGCGCGGCAAGCGGCAGGAGCATGACGAACATCGTGCTGGTGATATACAGCCGCGTGTGTTCGTTTACTCCTCTAATGGTGGAGGCGCGGGCTTCAAAGTCGAACACCTCCACATCGTCCCCTTCGTAAGTCTCGACGCCGTTCACGAAGTCATAGGAGACGGCGCCGGCGTCGCCGGTATAATTGCAAACGATCTTCAGGTGGTCGTCGTACAGATAGACGGCCGAGACGAACACGTCGATGAACGTGCTCCGGTACCGCGGATCCGCGGGGTCTCCCTTCCGGAACCGCTCCAGCCAGAAGGTCAGCTGGTCGCGCGTCAGCTGCGGCTGCTGGATCTTTTCCTCGTCGATCGCGATCTCCAGCTCCGACCGGCGGCCCTCCAGTTCGTCGAGGCGCTGCTTCGTGCTGGGCGTGATGATGCCCTGCTCGATCGCCCGGATCATGTTCGCGATCGCCTTCTTGACGTCGGCCAGCTCGTTCTCGAAGCCCCGGAGGACGCTGTCGTCCTTCTCACGCTCCTGAAGCTCCAGAGCGGCGTCCACGATCACAGCGATCACCTCGTCGCTCAGACAGCGCTCTCGCGTCTCCCTGACGACGAGCTCCTCGATCCAGTCCTTCCGGACCTGCTTCTTTTTGCAGGCCCTCTCGCGCTTCCGCTTCACGCAGTTATAATAATAAAACTTTTTCCCGGTTTTACTGGTCCCGCTCTCGCCGACCATCGCGCTGCCACAGTGGCCGCAGTACAGCTTCCCGGTCAGCAAATAGTCGACATCGGTCCGGGCAGCAGCCGGCGCCTTCGCGACCTTCTTCAGACGTTCCTGCACTTCGTCGAACAACTCCCTCGAAATAATAGCCGGGACACCGCCCTCGGTGCGGATCTCCCGCCAGATATACACGCCTGCATACCGCTCATTCCTGAGAATGGTGTGCAGGCTATTTTTATTGAACCGGGCGCCGCGGGACGTTTTGAGCCCGCGGGCGTTCAGCACCGCGATGATCTCCTGCACGTTCATCCCGTCGGCATACATCCGGTAGATCTCCCGGACGATCTCGGCCTCCTCCGGCACGATCGCGAAGCGGCCGTCCGGTCCCTTCTCATAGCCGAGGGCAAGGGCGCCGTTATTCACTTTGCAAGAGAGGGCGTTGTCGTGCATCCCGCGGAGGATATTCTGCGACAGGTTCGCGCTGTAATACTCGGCAGAGCCCTCCAGCACGGACTCCAGAAGGATCCCCTCCGGGCCTTCCGGGATCGGCTCCATGACGGACAGGACTTTGACGCCGTTCTTCTTCAGGCGGGCCTTATACATCGCGGAGTCGTATCGGTTCCGGGCGAACCGGTCGATCTTATAGACGAGGACGCGCTGCCAGTGGCCCTTCGCGGAGTCCTTGATCATCTTCATGAACTGCGGCCGCTTATCAGACGTTCCGGAGAGGGCGTGGTCGCAGTACTCCCCGACGATCTGAAGGTCGTGCTCATGGGCGAACTTCCTGCACTCACGGATCTGCTGCTCTATGCTGGCGTCTTTTTGGGCGTGGGATGAATAGCGGGCATAGATGACGGCCTTCATGACTTCCACCCCCGGCACCTGTTGACGCCGTACCGGTCGAGGAGCTCGGTGATCTCGTCGTCCGGGAACTCCAGAGACAGAGAGGAACCGCCGCCGATCGTGACCGTCGCGACGAACTGGGAGCCCTTCGGGATCTCGTGCTCGTTCAGATCCTCGTCCAGATACCGCTCGACATCGTTCCGCCTGCTCAGGTACGTGCAGAGCTTCCGGCGGACCTTTTCAAGATCTCCGGAGAGCACAACCCCGGCGGGCTCGTCGATCTGAAGAACGAGTCCGGCGGAGATCAGAGTGCCGAAGTCCTCGCCGCGCTTCACCTTATGGAACGGCGCCTTCTTATACACCGACTCGACGAGGACGGCGCGAAGAAGATCCTGACCGGCAGGATCCAGCGCCTCAACTTTTTCAACTGCTTCAAAAAGGGAGAGCATCATCACGTTCCTCCCTTCTTCTGTTTTTCTTCGAGATCGAAAGCCAACTGCATCAGGACGTGACGGTCGCGGGATCCGAGAGTCGCGAAGATCCTCAGGAGCTCCGCCTCGTCCTCTGAGAGCTCACGCTCCCGCGTGGTCCCGTTCCTGACGATCAGCGTCGTGGCCGTGTTCCCCTGCACGACTGCGCTGTTGCTTATGTTCGACGCAGTGCAGTGGCGGTCGTCGCTGTCTCCCATCAGGTACACAGGAGACACACCGAGGAACGCGGCGATCGCTGCCACGGTCGAGAGCATGGGCTCCTGCTGGCCCTTTTCATACCTATAAATCGTGCTCCGGTTCAGTCTGATCGCGGTCTGCGACCTGTTGAACTGTTCGCACAACTGCTCCATCGAGAGGCCGCGCTCGCTACGCAGGCCGCGGAGCCGCTCACCGAAGCGGCTGTTCTGGTCCGGTTTTCTTTTCATGTTCATCACCTCGTACCCCTTATCTTATCACGAAAAACGCGAAAAATCAATGCGAAAATGTGAAAAATCAAAAAAAGTTTGCGAAAAAGCATTGACAAGCCCGATTTTTTGAGTATAATTGTAATCGTAAACGACGACAGCGTCGTCGGTAAAAGCGAAAGCGAGGAATTAAACAATGACAAAGAAAGAGCTCGAAACGAAGGTAATCAACGCGCAGGCCACAGTCGCAAAGAAGAAGGCCATCATCCAGAAGCACCGCGACCAGCTGGAAAGAATGATCGGCAAAGGAGCGGACGGCTGGGAGATCCGCAGGAAGCGCGAGGACATCGAGGAAGCGACCAAAAAGCTCGCAGAGGCCGAACAGATCGCAAAGAACTGGGAGACCAAGCTCGGCGAACACATCAGCCGCGACGCCTTCATCGAGGCGAACGCCCCGCAGGTGGTCAAGAACTTCCTCGAAAGCTGGAAGATCGAAGCCGCTGCCTATTTCAGAAAACGCCGGGCGGACTTCATCGAGTTCCGCAAAAACCTCTACGCAGAGGAGCGGGCCGCGCGTCTCGAAGCCCTGAGAACTCTCCCGGAACTCGAAAGAGAGCGCGAGATCTACAAGGATAGAGAACCGAGCGACAGCGACCTCCTGAACCTCTGGCCGCGCAAGCCGGTCGAGGACTTCCTGAAAGAACGCGCCCTCGACTACCGCAGCATCAGGGAGAAGCTCGCAGCGCATACCGACAGCATCACGGACAGGCTCGTCGAGATCCGAGACGAAGCGGAGCGCGAGGCGTGGCTCGACAAGACGCTGGAGGAAGAAAAGAAGGCGAAGCTCGCCGACCTGATCAGCCGGATCAACAAGGTCGTCGGAACGATAACGGACGCCACGCACCTCTACATCGGACACGGCGGAAACATCAACGGCTTCGTGATCGGGACCGAAGGCAAGGCCAAAGTCGAGACGATCGGCGCCGGCGGCTACAACATCGTCTGCTTCCACTTCCGGACACTGGTCCACGAGTTCAAATAAGGAGGACAAGAAAATGGCAAGCATCAGAAGCGCAGCGCAGAGCGTCATCGAAGAAGTCAGGGACGGGATCGGCTGGATCGCCCTCTGGAAAGAGGGGCGCGGATGGAACTCCGCGTCCTTCTGGCCGGACTACAACGAGAAGGACGACACGCTGACCTTTGACAGCGACGACGCCGAAACGATCGCCGAGATCCTCGAAAAAGATCCGAACGCGATCATCGTGAACAGCTGGGTCCACAACCTCGGACCAACTGAGGAAGCAACGAGGGAAACGGTCGCGGAGGCCCTGCGCTGGCAGTACGGCCTCCAGCACGCACGAATAGCAGACTACACGAGGGAGGTGCCGGCATGATCCCGCTGCAATACATAAAGACCGACAAGAACGGCACCAAGTACTTCGCGGACTGGACCTGTCCACGCTGCGGCGGGGCCGGCGAGGCCCAGAAGTGGGAATACACCGGGCGGACCTGCTGGGGCTGCGGAGGATCCGGCAAGAGGCCGAAGCCTCTGATCGTGAAGGAATACACCCCGGAGTATGAGGCGAAGCTCGAAGCCCGCAGGAAGGCCAGAACGGCCAAGCGTCTCGCAGAGAACCCGCCGCCCTCCGAGGAGGAGCTCAAACGGAAGGCCGACGAGGCCCGCCGGAACTGCTGGGAGTCTGAAGGCTTCAACCGTGACGGCATCGGCTACCTGCACACCGGCGACACATACAAGAACCGGAGCAAGCTCCAAGCACACCACGGCCGCTGGAACCAGTTCCTCCGCGGCTATGTAATCAGGGAACGGGTTGAAGGGCTGAAGGGCGTCGAGATCCGCGAGATCCACGCTCAGGATCTCTGCAACGTCCACGGCTGGATCGACATCGACAAGGCGCTCGACTACGTCGGCGCCAGATAACAAGGAGGACACCATGAACATCAAGATCTATCAGGTCAACGACTTCTTCTTCCGCGATCTCGCCTTCACGGACTACGAGAGAACGGTCGAGAGAACCGGCAGCGCGGACATGAACCGCGACGCCTACAACATGGTCTGGGCTGGAGAGCTCGACCACGACGCGACACTGGCGGAGATCTTCGAGATCTTCAACACGAGACACCCGGAAGGCTACCGAGGCCGATCGCTTAGCGTGAGCGACATCGTGGAGCTACCGGACGGCCTGCACTTCTGCGACAGCTTCGGCTGGAAGCCGGTCAAGTGGCAGGCAGACATCAAAAACTAAGGAAGGAGGAAAGGAAAATGGCATCGAGAAAACACGCGCCCTACATAGCCTTCAAGCTGGCGATCGCCGGCAAGGGTCTGACTCTGAAGGACGTCGCTCTCGTCATCGGAGTGAATGAGGGAACCCTCTCGAAGAAGATCAACGGCGACTCGGACTTCTACGTCTCCGAGATCCGCGCGATCTGCAAGACCTTCGAGCTCGACGAAAGTATTTTTTTTGCCGAGTATGTTGCTTAAACGACGACAAAGAGGGGAAGGCGACGACATGAACAGAGTGAAAGCAAAGCCGGAGCTGATACCCCGGCGAAAACGTGAGCAGCTGGCCGCGCCGCTGCTTCAAATCGTGCGGGAGGCCTTCGAGGACCCGCAGATCGTGAAAGAGTTCAAAGACTGGCAGAAGGCCAGAGAAAACCAAAGGAGGACAAGCACATGAGAAACGAAATCATCTACGACGCGAAGGGGCGCCCGGACATCGTCGTCACCTACACGGCCGACGAGCTGGCGAAGATCCTCGGAGCCGATCACCCAGTCCTGACGGTGAACGGCCGGAAGATCTCCGAGCTCTGCATCGCGAAATACCCGGCGAGCATGATCGAGGGGCTGCCGTACTCGCTGCCGTTCCAAGCGCCGGCGAAGAACAGAACCTTCGACGATGCCGTCCGCTTCTGCGAAGCAAAGGGAGAGGGCTGGCACCTCATGACCGCCGCCGAGTGGGGCGCGATCGCTCTGATCTGCCAGAAGGCAGGCATCAAGCCGCACGGCAACACGGAGGCCGGCCACTATCACGCAGACAAGAACGAGGAAGGCATCAAGGACAACGGCGGGCCGCTGACGCTCACCGGCTCCGGCCCGATCACGTGGACGCACACGCACACCGCCGAAGGCATCCACGACCTCGTCGGAAATCAGGTCGAATGGATCGGCGGGATCCGCTTCCTCGACGGTGAGCTTCAGATCATCAACGAGAACGACGCGGCCGGCGGAGCCGACCAGAGCGCAGACAGTAAAGCGTGGAGACCGGTCGACGGTCCGGATGGGACGATCAAGTACAGAGTCAAGGACGGCGAGATCACGGTCACGGACGCCGAGCTCGACGAGGACGACCACGACTGGGACGGCGTCGAGTTCAGCGATCTGAAGGCAGAGATCGAAGTGCCGGAGATCCTGAAGCAGCTCGCGCTCTATCCCTCAACGGACGAGGCGGCCGACGACTTCTTCGGCATCGACGGAAACGGCGAGCGCCTCGTGTATCGCGGGGGCCACTGGTACGGCACGTCGAACGCTGGGGTGTTCTACGGCTACGGCTGCTACGATCGGTCGAGCTACAACGAGCTCATCGGCTTCCGGCCCGCTTTAGTCCGGTTCTCTGACCTCTGCGGATCTGATCCTCTGGACGAAGCAAAGACAGAGGCGGCGAATGGCTACACAACCGAGGAGATCCTGAGCGCCGTCGACAGGTTCACCGCCGCCGTCCACAAGTTCTTCGGAGAGGAGGCGCCGCGATGAACCTCCAGACACTCCTCCGCCGCTTCGACGCGATCATCTTCTTCGACACGGAGACGAGCGGGCTCGACGCTCTGACGCACCAGATCATCGAACTGGCAGCGATCAGAGTCGAGCGCAGCGAGAACGGGATCCCGAAGATCTCCGACAGCATGGACTACTTCGTGAAGCTCCCGGAGGGCGAGCACCTCGACCAGAAGATCACGGACCTCACCGGGATCACCGACGAGATCCTCGAACGAGAAGGAACCACGCCGAAGGAAACGGCGGACCGGTTCCACCAGCTCATCGCCAGCACAGGCCGCCGGATCCTGCTCGCAGCTCAGAACGCGCAGTTCGATCTCCTGTTCATCAGGCAGCTGCTCAAAGGGCACCGACTCGGCGTCGAGCTCGAATTTCTCGACACGCTCACGGTCTACAAAGACCGGGCGCCCTACCCTCACAAGCTGGAGGACGCCATCAGGCACTACAAGCTCGAAAACAAAGTAAAGAACAGCCACAGAGCGATCGACGACACCTGCGCCCTGCTGGAAGTCACGAAGGCGATGGACGCAGAGCGCGAAGATCTGCACACCTACATCAACATCTTCGGCTACAACCCGAAGTACGGAGTCAGCGGCGAGAAGATCAGCGGGGTCAAATACTACCCGCAGCGCTTCCACGACGCGATGACAAAAGAAGCGGAGACGCTTCCGGCCCTATTCTGGGCGAAATGTAAAGGAGGAAGAACATGATGACCACAGCAACAAGAACAGCCAACACAGCAAGACAGGAAAAGCAATACAAGCGGGCCTTATTCATGGCCGCCGCCCTGATCGTCGTGACGCTGATCACCGTCATGATCGTCTCGGCTATCAACAACAGAGGGACGGACGCAGAACCGCCTCAGGATGGCGCACAGGCGCTCGCGCCGACCGAGTCGACCGTTTACACCCCCGAAGGCACAGAGGCCGCAGAAACGGCAAAAAACGAGCTCACAGAGGCATCCGAGAAGGTCGCGCAGGCCGACGCCTTCGTTCCGGATCCGGAAGAAGTCGAAGCGCTCGCGAAAACGGTCTACAGAGAGGCCCGCGGCTGCTCCAAGATCGAGCAGGCGGCGGTGATCTGGTGCATCCTCAACCGAGTCGACAGCAGATACTTCCCGGACACGGTCCTCGGTGTGATAACACAGCCGCACCAGTTCGCATACAGCGACGACACGCCGGTCTGGCCGAGCCTGACAGCGCTCGCCGAGGACGTCCTGACACGCTGGCACGATGAGAAGGAAGGCGCCGAGGACGTCGGCCGAGTCCTTCCCGCCGGCTACGTTTACTTCGTCGGAGACGGAAAGAGCAACCACTTCACCATCGAGTACAGGGGGCGCGACTTCTGGGACTGGAGCCTGCCGAACCCCTACGAAAAAGCATAAGGAGGAAACAAACATGGCAAAGAGAGCAAAACAGGCCGCAGAGGCCACAGAAAACGCCGCCACGGCGTCCGAACCGGAGAAGGTGGAGCAGAACACCGCCGAGCCGGAAAACGCAACAGAAGCCACCACAGACGCTCAGGGCAAGGCCCTGAACATTGACAGCATCGACGAGCTGGTCCTTCCGGGCGACGTCGAAGATCCGGAAGAAGAAGCACCGCAGCGCTGGAGGATCACAGACGACAGCTGCGCGGACTGGGCTCTGAAGAAAATCAAAGCCGAAAAGGACGAGCTCGACCGGATCACCGCGCTCGGAGAAGCCGAGATCCAGAGGATCCGCGAGAAGCTCGACCGCGCTGCCAGAAGGTACGACCAGAACACCGCGTACCTCACCAGCCTGCTCGCCGAGTTCTTCATGACCGTCGAGCGTAAGAGAACCAAGACAGGCACCGAGACCTACCAGCTTTTGAACGGCAAGCTCGTCATGAAGCCGGCGGCGATCAAGCCGGAGCCGGATCAGGAGAAGCTCGTCGAGTGGCTCCGTCAGAACGGCCACGAGGATCTGATCAAGATCGAGGAGTCGGCCCGCTGGGGAGATCTGAAGAAGATGCTCACGTTCACCGGAACGATCGCGACGATCGCCGACACCGGCGAGATCGTCGAGGGCATCAACGTCTCAGAAGTCCCCCCCGCCTTCTCGGTCAAGGTATAAGGAGGGGCTGACATGGCAGAAGCAAAAGCACCGGCCGCGAAGGCGGCGGAAAAGAGCCCGGCGAAAGAGCCGGCGGCGATGAACCTGTTCCAGAAGTTCGCAGAGCTCCGGAGGGCCTGCCCTTCGATCGTAAAGAAGCAGCACAGCGACGGTGTCAAGTACACCTTCGCGAAGATCTTCGACGTGTACGAGCTGCTGGCGCCGGCGATGAACGCCTTCGGCGTCGACTGGGACATCATCAACGAGGAAGCGACGAAGCACGACGACCGCGGGGATCCGGTTTTCTTCAGCAGCTACATCCAGCACACCAAGAACGGCGACCGCGTCGTCTGGGTGTACGAGGCAGATCTGACGCTGATCTGGATCAACTGCGACAACCCGCAGGAGACGCAGACGATCAAGCTGCACGCAGTCGGAACCAACGACGGCGGCCCGGACAAAGCGAAGGGCTCCGCGTGGACGTACTGCCTGAAGTACTACCTGTTCGAGAAGTTCAACATCGACCAAGGCGAGGACGATCCCGACAACTACGACCACAGCTCCGACGCTCCACAGCGTCAAGGAAACCAGCAGCAGAGGCCGCAGCAGCAGACCGGCACCAGAGGATCCGGAGCGGGATCCCAGAAGCCCGCCACCCTCTCGGACGCCCAGATGGTCAGGCTCTATAAGAAGGCCGAGGCGGTCGGAATGAGTCAGGACGCCTGCGTCGCCCGGATCAAGACCAAGTACGGCCACGACAACCCGGCCAACATGACCCGCCAGCAATATGACGAGATCTGCGCCGCCCTCGATGCGGCAGCAGCTAAGAAAGGACAAGGAGGAGACGACAATGCTCAATAAACAGATCACAGAAGGACGCCTGACGGCGATGCCGGAGCTCAGGATGACACCGAGCGGGACGCCGGTCTGCCGCTTCACGATCGCCTCAGACGAGGACGTCAAACGGGAGGACGGGAGCCGCGACACCGACTTCGTCGAGTGCGTGGCGTGGAGAGGGACGGCCGAGTTCGTCTCGAAGTACTTGATCAAGGGCCGCCTCGTAATCGTTGAGGGCAGACCTAAGACCAGAACCTACAAGGACAAAAACGACAACACGCGCAAGGTGACGGAGCTCAGAGTCGAGAACGTGTACTTTGCAGAGAGCAAACGCGACGGCGAGCAGCCGCCGAAAAACGAGGCGCAGCCGAACCAGTCAACGGGCGCCGAGGAGTTCAAGGAAATCGCTGACGACGGCGACTGGCCGTTCTAAGCACCGAAGGAGGTGCCACTCATGGCATGGATAGAAAGCCATCAGGAAGTCGGCCGGCATCCTAAGACGAAAAAGCTGGCCCGGCTCCTCGGCATAAGTCTCCCGACCGCAGTCGGCTATCTCCACTACCTCTGGTGGTGGGCGCTCGACTTCGCTCAGGACGGGATGCTCGACAAATACGAGACCGACGACATCGCGGACGCGATGCAGTGGGACGGCGACGCCGATCAGCTCGTCACGGCTCTCGTGAAGTCCGGCTACATAGACGACACCGAGGACGGCCTCGTGCTCCACGACTGGGGGGAGTACGCTGGCAAACTGCTGGAAAGACGGGCGAAAGACCGCGCGAGAAAACGCGCAGCGGCAGAAGCCGCAGGAGTTCCGCAGGAACTCCACAGGAAAGACGAGGAAAACGACGAAGCAGAGGACGGAACTCCGAGCGCGTCTTTCGTAACCAACCAACCAACCGTACCTAACACAACCAACAGTACCAAACAGACCGTACCGAACCGGACAGAACCGACAGAACCAACCGCCGACAAGTCGGCAACAGTCCCGGCCTGCCCCTTCGGCGAGATCATGAACCTCTACAACGGCATCTGCCTGAGCTTCCCGCGGCTCCGCTGCATCGAAGGGACCAGAAAGAAGGCGGTCGCTGCACGCTGGAAGCAGTTCGGCGGCAGTCTCGACACCTTCCGGGAGCTTTTTGAGACAGCAGAGGCCAGCGACTTCCTGAAGGGAGTCAACGACCGGAACTGGTCGGCGACGTTCGACTGGCTCATGAACGCCAACAACGCCGCGAAAGTACTCGAAGGCAACTACACGGCGGACAAGCGTGATAGCTTCACGCCGAGATCTTCCAAAGGAGGACGCCAGAACACCATGGGAGTGCTCGCCGGCATTATAGCCGCCGAGGAAGGAGGCGCCGACAATGACGAAGGCTGACGCCGCGAAGCTGGTGGCGATCGTCGTCACCGCCTACCCGAACTATGACAAGTTCAGGGACGCCGCAGAAGTGGAGGCAACGGTCAACCTCTGGGCGACCATGTTCCACGAGGATCCCGGCGGGATCGTCGGGCTGGCGGTCAGGAAACACATCGCGACGAATAAGTGGCCGCCGAGCGTCGCAGAGATCCGCGAGCTCATGCTCGAAGCACAGCATCCGGAGCTCATTCCTCCGGATCAGGCGTGGGCGGCGGTATCCGACCTCCTCTACTGCGTCGGCGAATACAACCACGGAGATCTGAACCGTCAGCTGCCGCCTCTGATCGCGAGAGCCGTCGAGGTCATCGGCTGGGGAAACCTCTGGGCGATGCACTGCTCATACGCGAGAGGCGGAAAGCCGGGGCTCGACCGGGTGGCCTTCCTCGACCAATACCGGCCCATGTACGAGCGCGAGAAGGCGCGGGCGATGACTCCGCCGGCGATAACGTCTGGGATCGGCACAGCGCTGGCCGCGCTGCCGGACGGGAGTCAGAAGCTCCTCGCGGACCGTGAGGCCGGACGCCGAGAGAAGGAAGAAGAATACAAAAGACTGAGCGACAGCTGGCGACTGGCATCAGAGAGAGCGATCGAGCAGCTGGAAGCAGAAAAGCAGGCCGAGCTCGCCGAGTGGCGAGAAAAACACAAGGACGACATCGACGTCGAGGAGATGAAAGCCGACCCGGCCGGCTACGTCCTCAGAAGAATGGGAAAAGGAGCAAGCTCATGAAGCACATCGCCAACGTATCAGGAGGAAAAGACAGCCTCGCGCAGATCCTTCTCATCATGGAGAGCGGGATCCCGTGCGACGAGGTGGTATTTTACGACACCGGCATGGAGTTCAAAGCGATCTATAACATTTTCGAGAAGCTCGAACCAATGGTAAAAAGCCAAGGGATGAAACTCACGGTCCTCCAGCCGAAGAACCCGTTCCTCTACGATATGCTGGAGCGACCAGTCGAGAGTAAGCAAAAAGGAAAGCACAGCGGATACGGCTGGTGCGGAGGAGTCTGCCGCTGGGGAACAAAGTGCAAAACTCAGGCGCTCGACCAATACGCCGCCGGCGCCGTCCAGTATATCGGAATAGCGGCGGACGAGCAACAGAGGCGAGGAGAACTGACCGGAAACAAGAGGTCACTGCTCATCGAGAACAAGATCACGGAAGCCGAATGCCTCGACTTTTGCCGCCGGAGAGGATGGAACTGGAACGAAAAAACCCCAGCAACAGAAAGCGGGCTGATTGACCTCTACGACATCCTCGACCGCGTCTCCTGCTGGTGCTGCGCCAATAAAAACCAGCGAGAACTCCGGAACATCTGGCGCTTTTTACCTCAATACTGGGAGCAACTAAAAGAGATCCAGAAGCAGATCGAGAGACCGATGAAGAAATGGCAGAACAAACAGTGGGGCGCCTACGGGAACGTCCTCGAAATGGAGCAAGTATTCAAGAGAATGGAGGAATAAAGTGGAAAAGCTCATCTATATCTGCTCGCCCTTCAGGGGCGACTACGAAACAAACACAAAGAACGCGATCAGGTACAGCGCCGCCGCCTTCGCGGCCGGCTACATACCGGTCACGCCGCACATCTACTTCCCGCAGTTCATGAACGACCGGAACCCGGTGGAGCGCGAGAAGGCGATGCAGGCCGGCGAACAGCTGCTTCTCAGGTGCTCTGAGGTCTGGGCCTTCGGTCTCGACCATCCGAGCGAGGGCATGAGCAGCGAGATCGCCATCGCAGAGAGGCACGGGATCCCGGTCAGGGACGGCATCGAGGAGATCCTGAAGCGCACGACAGAGATCACCATGAGGGACGATATCCCGCCGGCGGCTCTGGAAGCGCTGGCCGACATTCTCAGGAAGGAGCCCGGCAGGCTCACACTTCCGGAGGAGGTGAACGGATGAACGACGTCGAGAAGTTCAGGCGCCAGATCAGAGGTGCACAAGCCCGGACTGCTGGCGAATACTTCGAGGAAATGATCGAGAAGTCGCTCAGCTGGCACGAGGACCGCGGGATCCTGAAGGCGAAAAAGACGCCGGAGCCTATGAAGCCGATCAGACCGGCCGGAAAGAACGGCCAGTTCCTCGCCTGCTACACGAAGGCAGCGCAGGTCGACTTCTGCGGGACTATGAAGGGAGGCCGATCGGTCCGCTTCGAGGCAAAGCAGACAGAGACCGACCGCTTCGAGCGGAAACGGCTCACCGACGAGCAGATGGACGACCTGAGAGGCCACCAGAAGCTCGGAGCCCTCTGCTTCGTGATCCTCTGCTTCGGCTTCGACCACTTCTACCGCGTACCGTGGGAAGCGTGGGAGAACATGAAGGAGATTTTCGGCAGGCAGTACGTGACCGAGAACGACCTGAAGAAGTTCAGGATCCAGAACGTCGGCGGCGTGATCAAGATCATGCAGGGCATCGTCGGACCAGACGACGAGGAGCCGGTCAGCTGGCCGGACATCTGCGTCGTTTGCGGCGAGTACGCCGGAGAGGGCTCGCACATCTGCCCGAACTGCAAACGGGAAGCGAGGCGGCCGCTATGACACTTAGAGAAGCGGACGAAGTCGCTCGCAGACGTCTCCCGGTCATAAACGACGGCATCGAGTACCTGAGGATCTGCGAGATCGGCTACAGCTACGACGACAAAGGAACCCCGCACCCCTTCGTCGTCCTGTTCGATAAATGCGGGCACAGCGTCACGAGAGCGGATCCGTCACGCTGCAAGGCAAAGGAGGTGGAAGCGTGAAGGAGACAGTCGTCGCGATCCTCATCTTCCTCGGCGTCGTCGCGGTACTGGCGGTCATAGCCATCACGATCGGCTGCGTGGCGATCGCGTGGTGCCACTACCCGCAAGGGATCATCAAAGCCATGAAACAGAAAAAAGAACGAGAAAAACAGGAGGCAGAAAAACATGATACCGTTCCCAAATAAGAAGTACAACATCATCTACGCAGACCCGCCGTGGGCGTACAACGACAGCGGATGCCAAGGAGCCGCCGCCGCTCAGTACGAGACGATGAAGATCGAGGAGCTGAAGCAGCTCCCGGTCAATCCCGCGGGGGGGGGGTATAGCTGCTGACGACTGCGTCCTCTTTATGTGGGCCACCTACCCGAAGATGCAGGAGGCGCTCGATCTTATAAGAGCGTGGGGCTTTACATACAAGAGCATCGCCTTCCAGTGGATAAAACAGAACCGAAGCGGCGAGGGCTATTTTTTCGGGCTCGGCCGCTGGACCAGAGGAAACACAGAGCCATGCCTCATAGCAGTCAAAGGCAAGCCGAAGCGCGTGAGCGCCGGCGTCGGTCAGCTGGTATTTTCGCCGCTGCGGCGCCACAGTCAGAAGCCCGACGAGGTCAGAGACAGGATCGTCGAGCTCATGGGAGACCTGCCGAGGATCGAACTGTTCGCCCGCTCCGGTGCGGACGGATGGGACTGCTGGGGAAACGAAGCACCGGAAAACAACAAAGAAACGGAGGAAACCGAACAATGACAAACGAGATCACAAAAGAAACCCGCCGCGAGAGCTATGACGCCATCCTTCCGAAGGTGAAGGAACGCGCCCGCCTCGTGCTCGAAACTCTCGGAGACCGAGAGATGACCGTCAGCGAGATCACCGAGGAGCTGGTCAGAGCCGACCGGATCCCCTACTTCAACCGCAACTACGTCGCCCCGCGCCTCACAGAGCTGAAGGACATGGGGATCGTCGAGACCTGCGGGCGCCGCAAAGCAACCAGATCAGACGCCACAGAGGCCGTCTGGCGCAGAGTATAAGGAGGTAAAAGACAATGGCACAAGAAAACGGCAAGCGGTTCGTTATAAGCCGCGCAACCATGAAAAGCATCAAGGCGATGGACCGGGAGAAGCTCAGCGAGTACATCACCGGGATCTACATCGAGGGCTTCAAGAACGGCAGGAAGAAAAGCACACCGGACGACATCCTGAAGGCGTTCCGGGAGGTGCTGATCAGCGTCGACAGCATCGGCCCGACCAGAGCGGACGCGATCATGAAGAAGTTCTCCCAGTTCTTCGGCGTGGACTCCGTCGGAGCTCCGCAGGAAGCCGAACAGGAGGCGCAGGAGAGCGCAGAAAAGACAGAGGAAAGCGAGGCGGACGACAATGGCACGGAAGAAAAACCAAGCGCAGAGTGAATACGAGGCGGCGGTCAACGCTCTGAAGAAGTTCTGCGAGGACAGCACAGAGCTCGACGTCATCATTCAGGACGAGCGGTACCCGATCCGGGTGCAGTTCCTTCCGAAGGCACAGCTCAACTTCTTCGGGAACGAGAACATCGACGAGAACGGCGAGATCAATGACCTGACCGTCACCGTCGGCCTCAGCACGTCGGTCAAGTCGACGCTGCGCTTCAAGATGAACGCGAAGCTGCTGAAGAAGCTGATCAAGATGGCCGAAAACGTCGGCGCCGTCTACTACCACGCCTTCAGAGAGGCAGCGGACGCAGAACAGGAGGACGAGGAAGAATGAGAACAGCAAAGTGCCGCGGCTGCGGCGCCGAGATCGTCTGGATCCCGACACCCGGCGGGAAGTCAATGCCATGCGACGCCGAGCCGGTCTACTACAAGATGCAGGCAAAAGGACCGGAGAAGATCGTCACACCGAACGGCGTGGTGATATCCTGCGTCAAGACGAATAACCCGAACGAGGCCACCGGCGTCGGCTACGTTCCACACTGGGCGACCTGCCCGCGTGCCGGTGACTTCAAGAGAGGAGGCAGGACATGAAGGCGATCACGATCTGGCAGCCATACGCGAGCCTGTTCACCGCAGGCGTGAAGCACTTCGAGACGCGCGGCTGGTACACGAACCACCGCGGGCCGATTGCCATCCACTCCGGGCTCAGGCCGATGAAGTGGATCCTGAAGAACTGCGAAGCGGCAGCGGTAGACGCGGCGATCGAGACCTTCGGCACCGAGGGCTTCATGGCTCTCCCCGTCGGGAAGATCGTGGCGATCGGAGAGCTGACCGCCTGCTTCAAAATGACGCCGGAGAATATCGCCCGGCAGGATCCGCGCGAGATCGCGGTCGGAAGCTGGGAGCCCGGCCGCTATGCGTGGAAGATCGAGAACATCAGACCACTGGCCGAACCGATCAAGGCGCTGGGAAAACAGGGGCTCTGGAACTGGGAGGCCTGCGAGTATTGCAGGTGGAACGAGGTCAAGGGCTGCGCCTACTGCGCCGGCTGCGGAGGCCACAGCTTCACAGAAAAGACAAAAGGAGGACGAGACAATGAGATGCGCGGAGTGTAAATTCAAATGCTTCGGCGAGGACAAGGGCGGCGTGAACCGCTACTACTGCACACACCCGACGGCGGCGGCCAGCGTGAACGCTTCGGCCCGTCTGATCGCCCGGACAAAGCGACACGAGACAGAGCTGACGATCAAGAAGGCGCCGCGCTGGTGCCCGATCAATAACGGAGGTGGAGAAGGTGGCGACGGAGTACAAGAAAACGGCCAAGGACCTCGCGTTTGACAGGGAGCGGCAACGTCTCGGACATCAGATCAACGTGCTGCGGGAAGAAAAGCGGCAGCTGGTGATCGAGCTCGGCGCCCAGCAGGCGATCGAGGAGAACCTGAACAGGATCATCGACGAGCTGACCGACGAAAACGAGAAGCTCAGGTACATGACCGGGATCCCGAAGGAAGATCTCGACCGCTTCTTCAGAGAGGTGCACGAGAAGGCCGAGAGGGACAAAAAGGCGACGGAGGCCGTCGAGGCACTTCTGGCGCTGCACAACGGACTAATTTGAGGAGGTAAAGCATGAACAGATCAATTATAGAGAACGACCCGATCACAATGGTCGCGGAAGCGTTCGAGGAGTTATTTCCCGGCAAGAGGTACGAGGTGGCCTACTCGCCGGACATCAGAGACAACGGGGGGACGATCGTGTGCAGCTGCATCACGTTCCCGAACGAGGAGGACGGCCCGGACGCCGTGCCGGTGATCCTTCTGAACAGTCAGGCGGGCGTCGAGGTCGCGGCCGAGTCCTTCGCTCAGGAGCTCATCCACGTCGCACTCGGCCCGGAGAGCCTCGAACACGGCGAGGAGTACGACAAAGAGTTCGAGCGGCTCGCTCAGAAGTACAAAGAGATCGGAGACGCGCGGTTCCCGACAGAAGGAGGCGAAAAAGATGAAAAACAGTAAACACGCGGCCGACGCAGGCCGAGAAGTCAGGAAGATCGCGAGATCCAGAGCGGGCGCCGCGGCGCTCGGCCTCTACCTGCTGGCGGTCATAGTCCTCCAGATCGTTTTCCTCACGCTGAAGATCTCCGGAGGCGTGGACTGGAGCTGGTGGATCGTCCTGATCCCTATCCTCTCGCCGATCGCCCTCTCCGTCGTGATAATCGTGGCGGCGGTCCTGATCCTGCTGCCTGTCGAGCTCTACAAGAGCATCAAGAGAAGCCGGAAGATCGACGCCGAGGCGGAACAGTATGGGATGAAGCGCCGCGCCGGCGAAAGCGACGCCGACCTGAAGAAGCGGATCGTCCGCAGGAACATGATCGCCGGCAACTACACGCGGAAGGAGATCAAGGACACCCTTCTGGAAACCTTCCCGGAACTCGCGAGCGTCCAGATGAGCACAAACAACGAGACGAACACCATCGTCATGACGGTCAGACGGGCGCCGAGTGAGAAAAACGGGTGGAAGATCGAACGCTTCACCGAGGAGGAGCTGCGCGAGATCGTGAACAAGGCGACGGAGTACATCCCGCCGACCTACACCGTCACCATCCGGGAAGCGAAGGAGGAAGTCGAAGATGCCAAAACAGAACAATGACACAAAGCGGAAGGCAACAGCCGCGGGGATCCCGGTCTACTGCGCCCACGACGCGATCGTCAAGACCTCGGAGCTGAAGCCGAACCCGAAAAACCCGAATAAGCACCCGCAGGAGCAGATCGAGAAGCTCGGCGAGATCATCAGAGGGAATGGCTGGAGGCAGCCGATCACGGTGAGCACCCTCTCCGGCATGATCGTCAAAGGGCACGGCCGGCTCCTCGCCGCGCAGCTGGAGGAACTCGACGAGGTCCCGGTCGACTATCAGGCCTACGAGTCAGAGGCGGCGGAGCTCGCAGATCTGACAGCTGACAACAAGATCGCGGAGCTCGCAGAAATGGACGACGAGAAGCTCGTCCAGATCTTCGCGGACATAGATGCCGGCGGGATCGACATCGCTCTGACCGGCTACACCGAGGCAGAGCGGGACAGCCTCTCCGACGCGCTCGCCGGAGCAGTCGAAAGCGAGGAACGCGAGGACGCAGACGAGGACGAGGTCATCGAACCGCCGGAGGACCCGGTCAGCAAGCGCGGCGACGTCTGGATCCTCGGCCGCCACCGCGTCATGTGTGGAGACGCCACGAGCGAGAAGGACAGAGCGGAGCTTTTTGACGGAGCGGCACCGCAGATCCTCCTCACAGATCCGCCGTACTGCTCCGGAGGAAGCAAGGAAAGCGACAAAAGCACCGGAAGCATCGGGACAATGAGAAAGGACGGCTCACAGCCGATGATCGCGAACGACATCCTGAGCACGCGCGGCTACCAGAAATTGATCGCCGCCGCCCTCTCAGACATTCCGTGCCCGTTCGCCTATATCTTCACCGACTGGAGAATGTGGGTCTATCTGTTCGACCTCGCCGAAGGCGCGGGCTTCGGAGTGAAGTCAATGATCGTATGGAACAAAAAGACGCCGGGCATGGGGCTCGGCTGGAGATCTCAGCACGAGCTTCTCCTCTTTGGATCCAGAGGCAAGACGCACTTCGACGGTCACAAGGGCTACGGCAACGTCATCGAGATCAGCAGATCCGGGAACGAGCTGCACCCGACACAGAAGCCCGTCGAACTGATCGAGCAGGTGCTCGACAACACGGACTTCGCCACCGGCGTCTATGATCCCTTCGCGGGCTCCGGCACCACGCTGATCGCGGCCGAGAATAAAGGCCAGACGGCGTACTGCATGGAGCTGACCCCCGGCTACACAGACACGATCGTCCGGCGCTATATCCGGGCAACAGGGGGGGCGGACGTCAAATGCATCCGAAACGGCAAAGAACTCACGAAGCGCGAGATCGCGAAGATCTTCGAGCAAGGAGCCGCGGGAGAGGAAGGAGGTGGAACGGTCTGATGCAACCGTAAAAAGCGATGAAGAAAACGAAGCCGATAAAAGAAAGACTCAACAACCACCGCGAAATGCTCGAAAAGCTGAAGGCCCTCCAGACGGAGCTCGAATTTGCCGAGAAGCAGTTCGGAGCGCCGCGATCCACCAACCTCACCGGGATGCCGGGCGCCAAGGGCTACAACGGAACGAGCGAGACAGAGGCGGTCGTGATCCGGAAGATCGAGCTCGAAACAAAGGTAAAACGGCAGCAGGAGAAGATCGACGAGGACTGGGCGGAGCTGGAGCCGCTGATCGAGCAGCTGAAGCCTGTCGAGACTCTGGTCATCAACCTGCGCTACCGGTACGGCGGCGAGTGGAGCGACGTCTGCAAGGGCCTATACGGGCGCCGGCACGACTACGAGACGGAGCTCGACAGCTACATGAACCGGACATTCAAGACACACGGCCGCGCCCTGCTGACGCTCTCGGAAATGTTCGAGAACTCCGACGGAACTCCGACGGAACTCTGAAAGAAAGTCACAGAACGGCAGGAAACGGCATTGAACGGCAGGAAAAAGAGTGCTATACTGTATGCTGTATCGAACCGCACGGGGGAAACCCCGCGCGGTTTTTTCTATGGAAAGGAGGGGCGCGATGCAAACCGAGGTAAAAGTCCCGAACTTCTCGAAGCTCGTCGCAGATCTGAAGGGCCTCAACAAGGACGTCGACAAAGCGATCGCCAGAACGATGAGCGACATGAAAACCAGAGCCCCCGCTCAGGTGACGAAAGCTGTCACCGCAGAGTACGGCATAAAGTCCAGCGAAGTGACGGCCGCAGGTAAGGCCGCAAAAGGCGGGGCGAAAACCGTGGGCTCCATAAAGGTGAGCGGCGTCACGGTAGACACCATACAGCTCACGTATAAGGGGCGCGTGCTGACCCCCTCCCACTTCTCTATGACGCCAAAGAAACGCCCGGAGGGGGGCAAGAAATACACCGTCAAAGCAGCCATAAAGAAGGGCCAGAAAAAGAGCCTCGGCACCGGCGTGTTTTTAGCCCCATCAGGAGCCGCAGGAACGACCGAGATCCCGTTCAAAAGAACCTCCCCCCACCGTCTCCCGATCGAGGCCATCCGCACGGTGAGCATCCCCCAGATGATCACCAACGAAAAGGTGGCGGCGGACATCCAGAACAGGCTCGACGAACTGCTCACGCAAAGGCTCCAGCACAACACCGAAAGGATCGCCCAGCGGTCCTAAGAAACAGAGCGGCACGACGCCGCGAGCAATAACCCCCGCAAGTCCCCGGAAGGACCTCCGAAAAGCTGGACCGCTCATAGGTCAGAACGGCAGCCGAGCGCTGCGCGGAAGAATTGAAACGTCGGTAGGTTCTTCCGGAGATGATTTTCCCTGCGGTGCTCGCGAGCCCAAAAGTTAAACAGACGCCGGGAAGATTTTTCCGGCGTTTCGTTACGCATAAAACGAAAGGAGGGACCCCGTCCATGCCCGACAACACAACAGCCACGGACAAGAAACCGGCGGCGAAGAATTACGTCGACGCCAAGACGGTCGCCACGCTGTTCGGCCTCACGGTCAGACGGATCCAGCAGCTCACGCAGGACGGGATCCTTCAGACTGAACAGGTCGGCAAGCAGCGACGCTATGATCTACTCGGAACAGTGAGGCGCTACATCTCATACCTTCAGCAGAAGGCGAACAGCAAAGGCGGAAGCAAAGACGACGCCGACAACGAGAGCAGAAAGATCAAGGCGGACGCAGACCTGAAGGCGACGAAGGCGGAGATCGCAGAGATGGAGCTCGCGGAGCTCAAAGGAAAAATGCACCGGAGCGAGGACGTCGAGGCGATGACAAACGACCTCGTGTTCACCATTCGCAGCATGATCAAAGCACTGCCCGGCCGGCTCGCGATCGACCTCGCGGCCATAACGTCGCCGAACGAAATCTCCGAAAGGATCAAGCAGGAGGTCAACGCCGTCCTGCTGGAGCTCTCCAACTACCGGTACGACTCCGAGGCCTACAAGAAACGGGTCAGGGACCGGCAGGGCTGGAAGGATATGATCCAAGACGACGAGGACGATGAGTAAAAAGGCAGACGCGCAGCTGAACGCTGCCATCGCTTCCGCCATCATCAACTTCGCCCCGCCTGACGACCTGACGGTCACACAATGGGCGGACAAATACCGGCGACTGTCGCCGGAAAGCTCAGCCGAGGCAGGACCGTGGAGAACGACCCGGACGCCATACCTGCAAGGGCCGATGGACGCCTTCAGCGATCCGAAGGTCCAGAACATCGTCATGGTGGCAGCGTCGCAGGTCGGCAAGTCCGAGTTCCTGCTCAACTGCATCGGCTACACGATAGACCAAGACCCGGCAAGCACCATGTTCGTGCAGCCGACGCTCGACGACGCGAGGAAGTTCTCGCGCCTGCGTATCGCGAACATGATCCGAGACACCAAAAGGCTGAAGGACAAGGTCTCGGACGTCAAAACAAGGGACAGCGGAAACACAATCCTCCAGAAATCATACCCCGGAGGGATGCTGACCATCACGGGCTCGAACAGTGCCAGCGCACTCGCTTCGACGCCTGCCCGGTATATCTTCGGAGACGAGCGAGACCGCTGGGCTCCGAGTGCCGGAACTGAGGGTGATCCGTGGGAGCTGGCAAAAGCCCGGCAGGCCACGTATTACAATAAAAAAGCGGTCGAGGTCTCGACGCCAACCGTCAAAGGTCGGAGCAACATCGAGGCCGCGTTCTACCGCGGCACACAGGAGCGCTGGTGTCATCAGTGCCCTGAGTGCGGCGAGTGGCACGACATCCGGTTCGACTCGATCAAGTTCGAGTTCGTGACGCAGGAAGTCAACCGCAAAAAGAGCTATACGATCACGTCCATCGGCTGGGCCTGCCCTTCGTGCGGCTGCCTAACACCGGAGGACGTCATGCGAAAGCAGCCGGCCAAGTGGATCCCAGAGAACCCGGACGCCTACAACAAGGGCGTGAGATCCTTCTGGCTGAACGCCTTCGCCAGCCCGTGGATGCCGTGGTCGGTTATAGCTCAGCGTTTTCTCGAAGCGAGGAACGACCCGGAGCGGCTTCAGGTGGTATATAACACACTGCTGGGCGAG